AGATGTTAGTCATTACCCCCCTACGTCCTCCTTATAGGCCGCCCTCAAGGCGGCCTTTCTTTTGATCATGGACGCTGCAAGAAGACATCTGGACAGGATCTCTGCTCTGCCTATAGCAGAGCAGAAGGAGATCCTCGCGCTACTAAAGAAGCTGGAAGAGGCGGAGAAGAAAGAGAAGGCGCGGGCTAAGTTCATGCCCTTCGTCAAGGAGGTCTGGCCGGGCTTCATTGAGGGTGAACACCATCTTGTGATGGCAGACGCCTTTGAGAGGGTAGCCAGTGGCAAGCTGAAGCGGTTGATCATCAACATGCCTCCTCGCCACACCAAGTCAGAGTTTGCCTCGTATCTCTTGCCAGCTTGGTTCCTTGGGCAGTTCCCAAGCAAGAAGGTGATTCAGGCATCCCACACTGCTGAACTGGCAGTCGGCTTCGGACGTAAGGTCCGAAACCTCGTAGGGTCTGATGTCTACCAAAACATCTTTCCGGGTGTCGGCCTCAAGGCCGACAACAAGGCGTCTGGTCGTTGGGCAACCACACAGAACGGCGATTACTTCGCTGTGGGTGTTGGTGGTGCCGTGACGGGTAAGGGCGCGGACATTCTGATCATTGACGATCCTCACTCCGAACAGGAGGCGAAGATCGCAGAGCACCAGCCAGAAGTCTTCGACGGGGTGTACGAGTGGTACACCTCAGGGCCTCGTCAGCGCCTCCAGCCGGGAGGCGCTATCATCATTGTGATGACGCGATGGGCCAAGCGAGACCTCACTGGGCAGATCGTTAAATCTGCCACAGAGCGGGAAGGAGTGGATGAATGGGAGGTCATTGAGCTTCCTGCCATCATGCCCTCTGGCAAGCCTCTATGGCCCGGTTTCTGGTCACTGGAAGAGTTGTCGAAGCTGCAGGCAGAGCTTCCTCTCTCCAAGTGGCAGGCTCAGTACCAACAGCAACCCACGTCTGATGAAGGCGCGCTTGTAAAGCGTGACTGGTGGCAGGTATGGCAGGGGGACAAACCCCCTGCCTGCGAGTTCATCATTCAGTCTTGGGACACTGCGTTTGAGAAGACGCAGCGAGCCGACTATTCTGCCTGTACAACGTGGGGTGTCTTCTATCACCCAGACGATGACGGGAAGACGCAGGCTAACATCATCCTTCTGGATGCATATAAGGAGAGGCTTGAGTTCCCAGACCTCAAAGCCAAAGCCTTCAAGATGTACAAGGAGTACGAGCCGGATGCCTTCCTCGTTGAGAAGAAGGCCGCTGGAGCGCCCTTGATCTACGAGCTACGGGCCATGGGCATCCCGGTGTCTGAGTACACCCCGGTTCGTGGGCAGGACAAGATCGTCCGTGTGAATGCGGTCTCCGACCTTTTCCAGTCTGGCATGGTGTGGGCTCCTCCCACTCGCTGGGCAGAAGAGGTGGTGGAAGAGTTTGCGTCGTTCCCAGCAGGGGAACACGACGATCTAGTGGATAGTTCAACACAGGCTCTTCTCAGGTTCAGACAGGGCGGGTTTCTCCGGCTTCCGTCTGACGAAGAGGAGGTCATGCGCATGCCGCGCAAGCATGAATACTACTGAGGGGATTATTGATGGCCATTGATCGCGCTATGACGGCAGACATGCTGCCAGATGGCGAAGACTTGTCCATTGAGATCGTTGTCCCTTTGGGGACAACTTCCGAAGAGACGCCAGACGGGGGCATGATCGTCACATTTGGCGGTGATTTGGAGGAACTGGGCGTTGAAGAGGTCGGGCATGACGAGAATCTCGTCGCCCACATGGACGATGGTGACCTTTCCGGGCTTGGTTCAGAGCTTTTGGCGCAGTTTGATGCGGACAAGAACAGCCGTCAGGACTGGGAACGTGCCTATGTGAAGGGACTGGAGTTCCTCGGCACCCGTTTTGAGGAGCGCACCATGCCTTGGGCAGGTGCGTGCGGCGTTTATCATCCGATTCTGATGGAAGCAGCCATGCGCTTCCAGTCAAACGCCATCATGGAGATCTTCCCGGCCTCAGGGCCGGTCAGGACAGAGATCATTGGCAAGCTGACGCCCGATAAAGCGAAGCAAGCCAGCCGTGTTGAAGACGATATGAACTATCTCACCTGCGAGGTGATGACAGAGTATCGTGCTGAGACCGAACGACTGCTGTTCAACCTCGCTATTGCTGGCTGTGCGGCCCGTAAGGTGTACTATGACACTGTGCTACAGCGCCCTGCGGCGCTGTTCATCCCTGCTGAGGACTTTGTTGTCAGCTACGGTGCCAGTGATCTGGGATCCTCGCCTCGTTATACGCATGTCATGCGTCTTCCGAAGAACGAGATCCTGAAGCGGCAGGTTTCTGGCCTGTATGAGATGATGGATCTCCCGGATCCGTCTCCTGAAAGTTCCAGTCTGGAAGATGCCAAGGATCGTGCGGAGTACGAGACCCGTAGCTGGGAGTACGATGACCGTTTGACGGTCCTTGAGATGCACGTAGACCTAGATCTCGCGGGATTTGAGAGCGATGACGGGATTGCCCTCCCGTACGTCGTTACGTTCCTCAAGAGCACGGGGGATATCCTCGCAATCCGCCGAAACTGGGCAGAGAACGACGATACAAAGACTAAGATAGTACATTTTGCAGTGTACAACTATTTGCCGGGTATGGGGTTCTATGGCTTTGGCCTGATCCACCTGATCGGAGGCATCGCCAAGTCTGCTACAGGCATTCTGCGGCAGCTTGTTGACGCCGGAACCGTATCCAACCTGCCCGGTGGTCTGAAGTCCCGTGGACTTCGCATTAAGGGTGATGACAGTCCCATTCAGCCCGGTGAGTTCCGGGATGTGGATGTCCCCGGTGGATCGATCCGGGACAACATTGCCTTCCTGCCGTACAAAGAGCCGTCTTCAGTCCTCTATCAGCTTCTCGGCACCATCGTAGAAGAGGGTCGCCGCTTTGCTTCCATCTCTGAGATGGACGTGGGTGAGATGAAGCAGGATGCGCCGGTAGGCACGACCCTTGCGCTCCTTGAGCGCAGCCAGAAGGTCATGTCTGCGGTGCAAGCCCGCCTTCATGCGTCTATGAAGAATGAGTTCCGTCTGCTTGCCGGTGTAGTTCGTGACTATATGCCGTCCGAATACCCGTTCGAGACTGATGACAAGGCAAGTCGTACAGAGGACTACTCGGACATCGTAGATGTCCTCCCGGTATCTGATCCCAACGCCACCACCATGGCGCAGCGGATCATGCAGTATCAAGCGGCCCTGCAGCTTGCTCAGAACCAGCCCACGATCTACGACATGCCTGCCCTTCACAGGAAGATGATCTACACACTTGGGATCAAGGATCCCGACCAGATCATTCCTGAGAAGAAAGAGATGAAGCCAACCGACCCGGTTAGCGAGAACATGAACATTCTGTACATACATCCGCGATGCAGGATCCAACCATCCAACAGCTTGTTGGGCAGTCTCCAAACGCATCGACGATCCAAGCCTCATCGATGGCTCACATCCAAGAGCACATCGCCTTTGCTTATCGTCGCAAGATCGAAGACCAGCTTGGCATGACCCTGCCATCTGCTGAGGATGTCCTCCCAGAGGAGGTTGAGAACCAGCTTGCTCCATTGCTGGCACAGGCCGCTCAGCGCGTCCTGCAGGCTTCTCAGGCCCAGCAGGCGGACCAGAAGAACCAAGAGGCTGCGCAGGATCCCATGATCCAGATGCAGCAGCAGGATCTCCAGATCCGCATGCAGGAAGTGCAGCGCAAGGCAGCCAAGGATGCAACAGACGCCCAGCTTGCTCAGCAGATGATGCAGCAGGATCTGGCCATCGAGCAGGCAAAGCTCGCCGCTCAAGAGCGTCAGGCGGGGGCTCGTATCGGCGTAGACGCCGCCAAGGGCAGGTCCGCAGACGAGATCAAGCGCCAGCAGATCTCCTCCAAGGAGCAGATCGATGGAACCCGCATTGGGGTAGATATCGCAAGGAACACCCGTGGACGGACTTGATCGACTTCGCCGCCGCTTGCGCGAACTCATGAACGATTACGCTGACACCGTTGCCGGTGGCAGCGCACAAGACTTCTCAGAGTACAAGAAACTCTGCGGGGTCATCGAGGGACTCGCCCTCGCTGAACGTGAACTTCTCGACATCCGCGACAGAGCGGTTAACGACGAAGACTAACCCGCCGTATGGCGCATAGGTTCGTGATCCTACAATCACGCCGGAGCAAAAGATGAAGGAAATCAATATCGATAATCCTATCGGTGCTGAGAAAGCTCGCCAGCTTCCAGACCCGAAGGGCTACCGAATGCTCATTATGCTTCCTCAGATGGAAGAGAAGACTGAGGGTGGTGTGATCCTGCCTGACGAGCATCGCGCTCGTGAGGAGACCGCAACCATCGTTGGCTTCGTCTTGAAGATGGGCGACCTCTGTTATCAAGACCCCGTGAAGTTCCCTACGGGTGCTTGGTGCAAGGAGGGTGATTGGGTGTTGTTCCGTTCCTACTCAGGAACCCGGATCAAGATCCACAGCGCTGAGTTCCGTATCATCAATGACGATACGGTCGAGGCGGTTGTCCAAGATCCACGAGGGGTGAAGCGAGCATGAGTATCGACAGGGAAAATTCGGAAGATATGGATCTCGATCTCAAGATCGAGATTGTGGATGACACCCCGGAGGAAGACCGGGGAAAGAAGCGTCGGCCTGATGGTGTTGAGCCAGACATCCCCGACGATGACGAGATCGCTACCTACAGCGGTAACGTCCAGAAGCGTTTGAAGAAGCTGAAGTACGAGTTCCATGAGGAGCGGCGTCGTAAGGACGAAGCTCTCCGGGAACACGCTGCGGCAGTGTCTTTTGCAGAGAAGGTTCTGCAGGAGCGTAACGTCCTCGCTGAGCGACTGTCCCGTGGGGAAGAAGCTCTTATCGAGCAGGCTAAGCGTCGAGCAGCTATGCAGCTTGAGCAGGCTGAGCGTCAGTATCGTAATGCGCATGAGATGGGCGACACTGACGCCCTGCTCTCGTCGCAGAAGGATATCATGCGGCTCACTGCTGAGCAGCAGCAGCTAGA